TTGGAGGACGTATATATTACAAAGGAGTATCAGAATTTGATGTAGTAGAGGCCGAAGCTGAGTTTTATGACTCATGGACTAACTCCGAAACATATATGTGCATGTAGCGCATATATGGGTCCTGGCAGTAATATTAATAAATAAAAAATAAGAACCATGAAACGAGTATATATAGCATCCACAACGCAGTTACATAACACAACACCTAATTTGGTGTTAGGAATATATACGGATCGAGCAAAAGCCGAAGCTGCTGCGGAAGCATCGTTAACCGATAAATTCGGAGTGATTGCAAATCTAATCAAAGTCCGAAAAGAAGCATATGCGGAGTTAAATCGACCATTTGTAGATCCAGTTGTAGTTAGTCGCGGATCGCGAAGCACTACCTGGTGTTTTTACAAAGTAAGAATGGATTGGAAAGATATGGGTGGTACCATTATGTGTGCAAAAGTAGTTGAAGCTTTTTTAATAGAAGATTAGGATCCTAACCGAAAAATGCTTATATTTAAGAAATAATTAAAAATAAGAGATATGATACCGACAAAAACTAAAGAGTACATTAAGGAATTATCAGCAATGTTTCGTGTTCCAGCAACAAAGTTTCCAATGTGGTCAGTAGGGACGACTCAATTCATCGAGTTACCAGTAACCGGTTTGAATTTTATGCAATTGCGTCATATAATGAATATATTACCAGCCAATACAATAATAAGATGTCAGTCCGGAAAGTCATGTATACAAGTATCTTTTTGGGTAGAAGATTAGGATCGTAAAAGAAAAATGCTTATATTTAAGAAATAATTAAAAAATAAGAGATATGGCAACTATTAAGAAGTACGAGTTAAAGAAGAATCCTACGGATATTGTTAGAACTAAGATAACTAGCTCCAAAGCATCCGCTGACTATATTAACCAGTTCTACTTTGAGGATTTGGGTATATACGAGTCGTTCTTTATATTGTTATTGGATCAGAGTAATCATACAACCGGATATGCAAAGATATCGCAGGGAGGAATTGCCGGGACTGTTGTAGATCCTATCATAGTAGCAAAGTATGCCATTGACTCGTTAGCTAAGGCAGTTATATTGGCTCATAACCATCCAAGCGGTAATTTGAATCCTTCTGAGGCGGATCGCAATATAACTGAGAAGATTAAGAAAGGTTTAGCATTATTTGATATTACAGTGTTAGATCATATTATACTAACCGAAGATGATTATTATAGCTTTGCCGATAATGGAATAATCTAAAAAAAGTTTCAAAAAGATTAGGATCCGGGGAAAAAAATGCTTATATTTAAGAAATATTAAAATTTAAAGGTTATGGAAAGTGTAATTAAACTAAGAAGATATATCAATTCAGACAAAGACCCGGTATATGTTAGTAGAAATGAATATGAGATACTTTTGTTCAAATCACCGGATTCGAAAATTTTATTATTCAATGAACCAGAATTACTTACCCCAGCATTAGATAGAATACATAAAAAACCTATATGGATTAAGGCAATTGATGTGATTTTAAGAAAAATTGATGAGTAAATAAGGATACGTAGAATTCTAAAAAAGTTTCAAAAAGATTAGGATCCGAACAAAATAAACCTTATATTTAATAAATTAAAAAGATAGAGATATGATAATCAAAGCAGGAACAATCGGGACATGGAACGCAGTAATGTTAAAGAATTACGCAGCAAAGCTAGGAGCTAAAGTTATAGTAACAGAAGATGTTGATACAGCCGAGACGAGTTTAGTGCAAGTTAAATGGATCGATGAGTTAGCAACCAGCGAAGGCTTCCGCCAGAATGACGGAGGTTATTTCCACGAAGACTTCATATGGGAGGACGCGCCGGTATATGATGTTAACAAAACCGTTGAAGTAGCAGTTGCGACGTCGGAATTGAGTGATTATATAATGATAGGACAATTGTTGGAAGTGCTTCCGTTGTTCGATGACAATGCGAGTAATTCATTTACTAGAGCGTATTTGCAAGATGCATGTTATTGCAAATATGGCTGGACCGTATCAGAATCCAATAAGGCTATTGACCTTTGTGTTGAAAAAAAATTGTTTAAATTAGTTTAAACTTTTCTGCAAAAATATTAGGATTGTAAAAGAAAAATGCTTATCTTTAAGTATAAGAAATAAGAGATATAAACCACTAAAAAAAGAGAGTCATGGCAATTGGAAAAAGAAATTCAGGTAAGTTTGCGCAAGATGGAGTTATTAGCAAATTCCACAAAGATGCAAAGGTTGGCGGTAACACTACCACAGTAGCACAAGCATTAGTGCGAGGACAAAGAAATGCTGAGTATAAGGCAACCGTTAAGGAGCCAGTAAGAATGTCGTTTTATGTCCCTAAACGATAGGGACTCGCTTTAAGGGTTGTTGCTGAGCCCAATTCGCAACCGGAGTGCTGATGCTGAAACAAGACAGAATTTAAAAACCAGAAGTAAGGAGGCAGAATAGTCTAAACACAGCAAGAAAGGATAACTGAAAATGGTTTATATAGTCAGGTAGTGTAGTGGTAGCACGGGCAGAGGTAATAGTTTGCTAATCGTTGGTTCGAATCCAATCCTGACTACAAGGTTCTCAATAAACTTAGACATGGAATTGATGACAGCTTGGAAAGACAAGCAACATAGTCAGGTAGCTCAATTGGTAGAGCGCAAGTCAGTGGATGAGAAATTATTTAACGGTAAAAATGGGTACTTGATATACAGGTTCGAATCCTGTACTGACTACTTAAGGCTTTGTACTAAGTTGTAATAGTATTGTAGTCCAGATTAGTTGTAATTAAGCTAATTAGTTGCAACGAGTGGCAGCAACCGGAGCTGGAAACTACTATTACAATTGAGTGCAGATGTTGTCCTGACTACACAAAGAATATCGGAGGAGTGGCGATTAATAAGAACTATATAGGTTATTCTAGACACTACTTATATAGCTCCATTCCGGAAACTTTTCTTAAACTTTTTTAACAAAAGATTAGGATCCGATCCCAAAAATGCTTATCTTTATATTATAAATAAAAAATAAGAGATATGAAAATCAAAAACGTAACATTAGTAAACAAAGTGCAAGGCCGCTATGATATGATTTATAACTATGTTAGCGCATTAGACGATGACTTTCCGTTAAGCTTGTTAGATGATGAATTAGAGGGTTGTGGATTAACGGACCTATTCACCCAGTTCAATGAGGCTCAACTTGACGATGTGGATCCGAGTTTAACTAAATTGGAATACGATGCATTGTATGCATGCATGCACCGAGTAGTATTATATCTAAGAGAATGTTACGGTCGTCTTATCACCAGTTAAAAAAGTTTACTAAATGCTAGGATCGTAAAAGAAAAATGCTTATATTCAAGAAATGTTAAAAGATAGAGATATGAAACCATTTAAGAGAATCACCAAAGTAAAGAGCATGAAGGAGTTGGAAATGATCCGTACTCAGCAATTCTTAGCAGGACGTCAATTTGTATATGCCGTAGTATTTAATTAAAAAAAGTTACCAAAATGCTAGGACGATAAAAGAAAAATGCTTATCTTTAAGTATAAGAAATAAGAGATATAAACTAAAAAAAAGAGAGATTATGAAAACGACATTAGCAGAACAATTGAATGCATTTGCCTTAGGCAGAATTATTGACAGTGAGGGATCGGAAAATGATTGTTTTAACTTTTATGATTGGTTCTGCAAAGATTCATCATTGAAAGCCAAAGCAAAGGCATTATTCCCTCGAGTAAAAAGATTCCTCAAAGAGCATCCAGAGATCGATACGCAAAGCACATATGTGTTCTTTAAAAATAATTGCCCAATGGTTGGATCGTTATATGATGATTTCAGAATTGTTGATATCGAATCTGGCAATGTATTATTTACCGTTACTCCTTTCAGAGTTATTAATCCGGGTAAGAGATATGGTCACTCATATAGAGAAACCAAATCAGAAATATGGGGAAGAAGCAATGACTTCAAAGAACCATTAAAAGTAGGCAAAACTTTTTCGGATCTTTTTAAGTAAAAGATTAGGATCCGGGGAGAAAAATGCTTATCTTTAAGTATAAGAAATAAGAGATATAAATTAAAAAAGAGAAATCATGAAAGCACTTAAATTTGTAGGTAAAGTTATCATTGCAGCAATCGGCTTACCGTTCGTAGTAGTTTATCAAATTTGTTTAATCATTATTCAGTATATCGCAGCCGTATTGATATATATCATAATGCGCAATAAGGTAAAGCGGGTAGCAGCTGCGATGGGAGCTGATACCTTTACTTCGAATATGAAAATTAATTGGTTTAAAAAAGTTTCCTAAAAGATTAGGATAATTGAAATAAAATACTTATATTTAAGAAATAATTAAAATTTAAAGGTTATGTCGAAAGCAAGAATTAATGTTAGCAACTCAGTAGTTATCCCGTCAGCAGAGAGTACGGTGCAGTATTTAAAAGACATCAAGAAGAAAGGATCCTTATCCTTAGCTCAAGAGCAAGAGTTGATTAAAAGTGCGGATACAGCATCACGCAACAAGTTAATCGAGGCTAACTTGAAGTTTGTAATCCAAGTAGCTAACAAGTACCGCGGTATGGGCTTAACCTTAGAAGACTTAATTGGCTTTGGTAATATAGGTTTATTCGAAGCAGCAGAGAAGTTCGATACCTCAAAGAACTTGAAGTTCATTACCTTTGCAGTGTGGTATATCCGTGCTGAGATCCAAAAAGCTTTGAATGACTTATCTAGGGTAGTAAGAGTTCCATCGCATTTGACTGCCACAGCTGAGTACTCAACTAAATCGATCTCTACTCCGGTAGGCGACGGAGATAACAAAGAAACCTATGCGGATCGATTCTTAGCAGCAGAAAGCACCAAATCCGCTCGCGACAAGGCGGATATGAAATATGACTTACAAAGAGCATTATCGCAATTGAAACCGAAGCAACGCGAAGCTATTACACGCTTTTACGGTATTGGATTTGAATACGAAATGTGTATGGATCAAATAGCTGAGGAATTAAATGTTACCGGCGAGAGAGCAAGACAGTTAGTTCGCCAAGCAGAGTTAGCATTGAAAGCTTTGCCGGGTATTAAGTTATTAGAGCAATATAAATAATAAGATAGGGATCGATCCGGTCCCTTTTCTACTGTTAAAACTTTCTGAAACTTTTCTTAAAAAAAGGTTGACACGCAGGGTTTTTTTGCTTATCTTTAAGTATAAGATAAATGATAAGAGATATGATGACAGGAATCGAAAAATTAGAGTTTGTAGGGTTATATGATGTAACCGATCAGTTTGGTAACGTATATAAGCAACTTTGTTTCGAAGGGTTCGAGCGAGAAAATGATGATGTGAGATTAGCAGTATTCTCCGATCCAGTATCGCAGCAGTTCTTTTACTTTGACGATAGTATCACAGAAACAGTAGTCGAATTTGCGGGAATACAATATCTAAAAAAGTTTCAAAAAGATTAGGATCCTAACCTAAAAATGCTTAAATTTATATATAATTAAAAAATAAGAGATATGGAAAGCAAAATGATCAACCAAGTAACATTAGACCTAGGAACGGTAAAAAATGTAGTAATTAACATTGCATATTCAGGATATGATGATGTGTTAGAGTTTGAGTATGCAAGTGTGTATGGAAATGAGAATCCGGAGTTATCTCATGCGGAACTAGACGAAGCTAGGGAATGCTTAGAGTCTGGGTTAGAAGAAAGTGTAGTGTGTATCCTCAAAGCTGAGTATGACAAATTAGGAGTTAAATTTGATGTTGGGGAGTATAAATTCAATCAATTCTCTCCACTTTATGATCCGAATGCGCGATAAAAAAGTTTAAAAAAAGTTCCTAAAAGATTAGGATCCGAACAAAAAAATGCTTAAATTTATATTATAAATAAAAAATAAGAGATATGAACCAAGACAATGTAATTTTCAAAAGCTTCATGGTAGCGGATCACGAAGTTATAGTGAGAACTTTCTTAGATGATGATATCGCTCAGATCATGGTAGATGACAAGCTCGTTGCTGAGTATGGCTTTGGTGGATTTGGCTGCACATTTATAAATGATGTAGATCCTCGCATATTAATTGACATTATTGCTGAAATTGCTCACTCCGGCATTAGCAAAATGCGTGGATAAGCATCTAAAAAAAGTTTAAAAAAAGTTACCAAAAAGGTTGGATCCTATAAGAAAAAACCTTATCTTTATATATAGGAAATAAGAGATATAAACCATCAAAAAAAGAGAGACTATGATGACAGTATTTGCCCCAGTAAGAGTAAAAGGTAAGTTAATGGCGAAAAACACAGCAACTGGAGAGATTGCTGCCAAAGGTACCATTAGAGACATCCAATTAAGAAGTGCCGAAGCTAACCGCGAAGTGCTAGTAGTTAACCCAGCAAATGGCCGAGTAACAAGAATGCCGGCAGCTCCAAACGG